CGTTCCGGTGAAGTATCGATACAGCTCGACTTTACCGGTTGAAGGATACAGCGTACCGATATGAATGTCAGAGCCCGTAGACGTATATTTCGGATCCAACGCGACTACGGATGAAGAATACGTCGACATGAATATGCGACGAGTCGTAGATGACGCGGGATCGTCTGCATCCTTCAAGTAGTATGTACCGGCCGGAGGAGTGATGTACAGCGTAGCATTTGACGCAGAAGTCGCTGAAGCCGTAACGGTAAGCGTGAGGATCGACTGAGTGCCGGTATTATTGATCGACGCGATCGATGCCGTACCCGATGTGAATCCGGCACCGCTCGACGTCACGATAGCTCCGACGACCAAGTATGGATTCGTGAGCGCATTTGTCGAAGTAACGCCAGTTCCGGGGCTCGATATGACCGTCACGGAAGTCGAATTGATGGAATACGTACCAGTGACTTGCACTTGATTCTGAGACGGAGATAGCACTGGTGACAATGTGAATCCGCTCGAAGAGATCATCGAGCCGACCTGATTGACCGATCCGTACAACGTATTACCAAACGTCGTGACCATTCCGTTTGGAAGCGCCGCGATGCCATAGGTAGCCGCGTCGCTCGCATTAGTCAAGACGTTGACCGTGTAATCTTTATAGAACGAGAGCTGAATGTCGGAGTTTAAGATTGAAGGGTCAGACGTATCGATCTGCCTGAGTAAGTTCGAATGACGAAATACTCCAGTAAAGTTCTGCAGCGAAGTCGAGTTATACGTGCTGATGACGTTTAACGCATTGTTCGACATGTAGTCAGGACCTTTCGTAGTCAGGTTTGGATTGTACTTAAAGTTGACATTCAGGTACAGATTGACATAGTCTGGCGCGTAGTACGTCGGAGTCACGGACATCACCTTGAACGGAGTCAGATTACTCAAGACGTCCGTAGAATTCAACGGAGTGCTGCTGATATACGAGATGAATACCTTTCCGGCATACTTAGCCGCATTGATCGGATCATATGACACTTCGTCCTCTCCACCCCACACGTTGGTCGAAGTGATTTCCGTATTCTGCTTCTGTAACAGAGCGATGTAGTCGTTCGCCGTGACGGCACGATTCTGTGTGATCAATGAAGCGGGAGCATTCAGGCGAATCGAGTCGATAGATTCTTCTGCCGATCCTCCGGCGGAAAAGGTAGTAGTAGACACGGTCACCGTAGAAACCTTGATCGAGTCGCTCGACACCGGAGTGGAGTCGGCATATGCAAAACTCGATATACCGTTAGCGACCGCGCCCTGAGTCGACACGTATGTGAGCTGAACTACGTTGAGGTTATTGAGGGCCTGACCAAGAATGCCGTCGCCAAAGGTGACTTCATAGACGCCAGTGCTATTCAACGAGAGGTAGTATATCTGAGACGTGCCGGTCACGTTGGTGATGTCGCCGCCCTTGTTTGTAATAAACGTTGAGATTTCTTGATACGGCGTCGGATTATTCGAATTCTGCGTATCAAACACATTGACGACGAGCGTTGAGATGTCGGCCGTCGGATCGTCGATCGTGAAGAGCTGATTGGCCAGTGTATTATCGACTTGATACGTCTGAGAGCGATACACCCCCTGAATCAGAGGAAGCGTAGCCACATATGAGCTCTGAGTCGTCACGTAGTAGATCGGCGGCGAGACATTTGAAGTCACAAACGTGAATGAGCCGTTTGGAGAGGTGCCAGTGAACTTAGCTCCCTGAGGAATAGTTATCGTAGATGAAGTAGTCGGACTGCCGGACGAACTGAAATAAGCCGTCACGGTGACCTTCGAGGCGCCGATAGAAGTAGGCACGTAGCCGAGCAGCTTAGCCTGAGAGATCACGGAAGAGCGGAGCTGAGCCGTATCGATGAAGCTCTCGTTCAGATTTAAGTGGGCCAGAATCGCGTTGTAGTGAGTGTTGTAGGCCAACACGTCGAGCATCATGTTCAGACCGGAGCCGTCAAAATTCCAGTCCTTGATCGGCGAGTCCTGCCTCAGGAAGTATGCCTTCAGGTTCGCCTTGATCTGATCAAAGTCGAGTTCCGTGACGTTTAAGAGTGGTTGTGCCATAGGTTATCGTAGTCTCTCGAGATAAAAATTCAGTGCTGCTTGTGTATTTAGCGCGATGATGTTAAAGTTAATCGTGACTTGATATGCGTTTACGTCCGAATTGTCGACCACGTTCACGTCCGTCACGTTGATTCGAGGCTCATGTTGAATGAGGACTCGTGTGATCTCTTTATTTATCGCGAGAGCCGTATACGTATTTGCGTTCTCAAATAGCAGAGATCGCACGTTGGATCCACGAAACGGATCGAAGGGGGCCTCATAGAAGTTAGTCAGGACCAAGTTACGTACCGAGTTCTTTACGGCCATGATGTCCGTGACCGGCACGACGTCCTTGCTATACGGGCTGATGAACGGATCTCGAAGGTCCAGATCCGAATAGGTCTGAACGGCCGCAACGTTGCGTGGCCGAATTGGATTAAAGTCCGAGAAACTCATTGGAATCTATTTATGGCCAATGATTAAGTACTCGCACTATTGGCAATATGAATAGCCGTCCAATAATAAGTTGCTGGAAGTTGTCCAGGGCCATTAACCGTGATACTGAAACTAGAAGAATTGATGACCGTTGTCTGTGGCAAGACATTGGCAGTGGTGTTAATACAACCAACCACTATCACATAATTGCTACTGGGCAATGCAGGAAAAGATACTGTATTAGGACCTATTCCAGACATCGAGTGTGAACCAGTGCGAATATTTTGAAAGATATACGGCGAAGTAAGATTGATGGCCGATGAGCCATTCACATTCACTTTAGAACCACACACGTTGATGTTTCCAGAAGGATCGATCTCAATGAATGCACCAGTCTTATGCATCAAAGACACGCGTTCTTTGCCCGTGGTATCATCGTATTCAATCACGTGACCGGCTCGAGTCTTGATGACTTGATTGTTTGGATAGCTCGGAGCGATGTATGACAGGTCTAGACTCTGCTTATACGGCGCTTTAGCCGCCGCCGTGCCGGAGATAGCCTCAGTCGGAATGTCAGCGCCCGTCTTAGTTGGATTGACGCCAGAGGGATCTGAGAATCCCTTATTCTTGTCTGGCTTGACCGTAGTCTTCGAAGCGATCGATCCCATGATGATGGGATCCTGTGCCGAAGGACCGTCTCGAAAGAATCCGATGACCCACGATCCGGGTTGCAGGCCAGTCGCAGACTGACCCACTCCGACCATTGATGCCGACGTATTTGGAAGCAGGCACAGCGCCCAGGGTAGCCCAGACGTCGGGAGCAGGCCTCGGTCGTCCGTATGAAAGCCGACGCAGCGAACGCGGACTCGGCCGAGCTGTAGGGGATCCGCCACGTCTTCTACGACGCCATGAAACCAGTAGAATCCTCCACCGTAATTTGCAAAGTCGTCTTTATGATGCGTAGTAAGCATATCAACTCTTATTTAGATCGTATGTAAATGAGTCGCGCTTGATGCGAATTCGACAGTGATACTCTGAGTCAAACTGATGAATGACCGAGGCGACCAAGTACTTTCCAGAGACCGTGCGATCGAAGTAGTCGTCGAAGTTGCCCTTCATGGTCTTGGGATTAAACTGCTGCAGGTCGATCGCCTTGGGAATCTCGAGGGTAACTTTACGACCCGGCCTCATGTTGAAGTCTCCAGCCACGACGACCTCGTGTGTGATCGTGTCGAGCGTCTCCGTCACGGAGTTGTATGTGCCCAAGCGATTCACCATCAAGTCGTGATAGGACTTAGCTGATCCGTCCGTCGAGAAAGCCAGAGAGTTGATCGGCATGTATTCCACAAATGCGTCTTGAGTGTCCGCTAGGTTTCGAATGTCGCTCGCCTGCTCATATGGCACGCCGAAAGTATTCGAGAGGACCGTGTTCTTATTCAGAGTCGTCGTCTTTGCGTCTATCGAAGCGTAACTAAACGCTTGCTGAGTGGCGGACTTGGTCGACAGGTCCAAGAATAAGTTATTCGAAGCATATGCTCCATTGCCGACCGTAGGCAATACCTTCGAGAGCTTAAAGTCCGATGAGATATCCAATATGCGCTCGATGCTTTCCTTGAAGTATTCGGCCGTGCCGGGAGACGAAGAGAACATCTTAGCGTCTCGATACGTGCGATAGTTTGGATTGTTCTTGTCGTCGATCAGGCTCGTGAGGGACTCCATGCGAATTCCTCCAGTCATGGACTCGTATAGAAAGAACGGCCTCGATTGCTGATCGTACGCTCGACGAAGGAGCCAATATGCAGAATTGAGGGGATGCATCAGAGGAAGCACGCCGGTAAACCTTCCGACCGTCGGCTCTACGTATTTGAGATTGTCGACCAGTAGGTCCTTCGACATGATGCGTGAGATCTCATTCGATATCTGATCGTTGACGGCGCGAGATACACGCTTGAACTGAGACACGTATGCCTGCTTCGTCACGCCTACGATGGCATATGCCTGAGTGTTCTGCTGTTCGCCGCGGCCGTATACCGGATACTCCGTGACGTAGAAGGTGAGGTCGACGTTTGTCCATTCCGGAGCCGTGAAGTCGTGACGGCCGACCTTGATCTGAATCGTCTCTTGACCGACCAGCTGATACTCTTCGATGAAGTTGGCCGTATCCTTGATGTTGAGTCGCACGATCATCGATGCCGTATACAGGCTCTCCGTGATCGTGAAGTCCGTGACAAGGTTTTGTATATCGGCCTGCTGTCCCTTATGATTCGTCAGGATAATGGCGTTAAGCGCATACGCCAGCGGCGTAAGAGCCTTATCCGTATTTGGCTTTATGTTGCCACGTATATTAGGCATTTAGCAAGTCTCGATATTGTTTGACGAACGCACGAATGTAAGCCGGATTCACGACGCGAATCGACGACCTCTTCTCATTTAGGTCGTTCTCCCAGTCTGCATATGAGACGCCAACGATTTGACTGGAAGGACTAATAGCGAACGTGGTACCAGCGCTAGCTATCACCTTATTCACGTCTTGAGCCGTCACGAGAAAGCCTCGAGGATCCGTGAAGTAGTGATACTGTATGTTGCCGTTGCCCGGATCTACCTTTATGCCTCCATACGCATTGACGCTGGCTTCGATGGAGTCGACTACCGTACCATTGATTCCATAAAAAACAGTGCCAACATAGTAACCAAATTGAACTACGTCTCCGATCTGAGGAGCAAATGCGTAGTGATGAATAGCATTACGACCGGTCGTGATGTACGGAAGGATTCCAGGAGAAGAGATCTTTTGGCCATTCGCCTGAGATACTC